GAAGATCATAGTTCCTGACTTAAATCCATTCTGTAATTCATACATGTTGAATTTAGAGATGTCAACATCAGTCTGAATAGCTGTTAATCCACCTTGATAAACAGGCTTAGGATATACTCCATGTTCTTTACGTGATTTCTTAGCTGGATCTTTATAATAAAGTACAAATGATCCAACTTTTTTATCTTCATCTAGAGCTGGAATAGTTCTAAGATTTGTTTTCTCAGCTGATTGTTGTTGCATTGTCCAATCATCTGATATATAATACATTCTTTCATCTGATGATACTCTTATTGCATCTAATGGTAGATATTCCCATACAGCTACTCTTGTACCTTCTAGATTCCAAGTACCTTTAACTGCAAATGCTCCAAATAATTCATAATCAAATGTCAATTGCTCAACAATCTCATCCATTGTGAAATCAGAATAGGAGTTATTCAGAAACCTTTCTAAGTTACCAGTAACAACTTCAAGACCTCCACCAGCAATGTAGTGAGTTTTATTCTTGATTATTCCCTGGTGCCATGCTGATCCATTATAAAGGTCCACCAAAAAATAAGGATAGTCATTCTTTTTTCCCCATTTGATGAATCCAAGTAATCTATCTTGTTCCTCAACTGGTAGGACAAAGTCCTTTCTAAATGACATTGATTGAAACTTATTCATATATATTAAATGTTATATTTTCATTATACTCATTAGATGGAGAATCAATAACATAAACATGAGCTCTCCCTTCTTCTACTAAACCATCAGATAAAATTGGATCTAAATTAGTTGATGATATTTGCTGATAAATTCTATAAGTATAGTATCCATCATAATCAAAATTTAAATCTACTCCATCAACAAGCTCAAACTCATCATATCTTTCTGTAGCTAAGCTTATATTATCTAGAATACAGTAATACTTTAAGAATGATTGCTCATGCTCAAATTCAAATAGGTAGTAAACTGGACTAACTGTTGTCAGTTCCGTTACTGTCACTATCAGAATTGAAGTTGAGTCCTTCAGTATTTTTAGCATTTTTAATTAATTTAGGTTTCTTTATTTCAAATATATGAATAAATCCAAGTGATTGGTAAAAGTCCTCTTTACCTCTTTTAATATCAATCCATTTGCTCAATAAGACTGACCATTGTTTTGATCCAATAAATTTTGCTTTTATTTCCATGTTCAAATATACAAAAAAAGGAGGGACATAGCCCTCCCTTTAAATATCACTTCAATCAATTCTTAGATAGATGGTGATTGTTGACCTATTAATGATAAATAAACAGATGAAAGAACATCCGGAACAGGATCATTTTCTAATCCTCCCATAATGATGTCATGTCCTAATCTGTCAGACTTCAATACTCCAGATCCATAGGCAGAAGCTTCAGCAATTTGAAGTCCTTCACCAAATCCAAGAGCAACAACAGTACCATCAGCTTTCTCAACAAGAGCAACACACTCATTCTGTCCTACTAAGTGAATCTCTGAACGTAATTCTTTAGTATCTGAAGCTAAGATCATTGTCAAAGTTTGTTCATACCAAAGAGTTCCATTTCCTTTATTCACTCTGATTGGTGCAGTATAACTTGATAAATTAGATTTTAACTTATACAAAAATACTTCACCTGTAACAGTCAAAGCAGTCACTTCATTATCTACAATTGTAGAGGCAGTTACATTCTCTAATGGAAATAACATAACAGATTTTATACCACCTTTACCGTTGGTACAAGTTCTGTCATTATATCCCTGTGTCATATTACAGCTCATTGCTTTTTCTTTTTTAAAATGTTATTAAATAGGGAGGAGTCACCCCCTCCCATTATTTTTCTTAGTTAGGAGAAGATGTTCCGTTCCAAACTCCGATTTGGCTCAAGAAAGGTACCTGTACACCAGCTCTGAATTTAGATCTTAAATAGATTACATCATCATCTTGAGAATACCATAAGTCAAAGTTCTCAAAGTCAGAACTTAAGTCAGTTCCAAATACAAATTGAGAAGCTCTACCTGTATAGATATTATCTAATCCATTCAATCCGTTAACTTTAACAATTCTCATGTTTGTTCCTGGAAGGATTAACTCATTCAAGTCACCAATGTTAGCTGGATTGTAGTGGAATAAGTTATCATCAACTAAATTCTTAGTTAAGAAGTTAAAATTCTCACGACCTGTGAAACAAATAAAATCACCAGCCTCAGCAACATTTGCTGGAGTATTAACGAAACACTCATAAAACACATCAAATGCATTAGATGCAGAGATTGTTGCTGTTGAAGATGAATTCAAATTCACACAACCATTTGCAACTGTTAAGAATTGACGGAATCCATTCATTTTAGATAAGTTACCTGATCCAGTAGCTTTGTTACCTTTCCAGATTAATTTATCTAATTCAAATGAATGCAACTGCAATAAGTAGCTGATGATTTGTGCTTCAAATGGAAGAGTTTTATCTTCAGCCATTGCCCCTGGTCTAAGACCTAACTGAGTCCAGAAACCATCTAAGTCTTTTTGACAGAAAGATTTCATATATCCTAAAGTCTCAACTGCAATTGCTCTATCAGTGAACACAGTGTCACCATTTGGAGTCATTGTACAGTCACCATCTTGGTAAATGATTGAATCATCCATTAATTTCAATTCTTGAGATCCTTTAATCCCTTGTTGAATTGATACATACTGCAATGTTCTAGCTTCAGTTACTGACTTTACAATTAAGTCTTCTCTTTGCTCATCAACATAAGCTGCTAAACCAGATACATCCCAGTTAAATTTTGTGCTTAAATATTTTTTTAACGACATTTTTATTAGATTTTAGAATTTTTTAAGAATAATTGTCTAGCTGTTAGGTTGCCAACCTTGCTGAATTTTTCAGCTTCTTTTGTTTCTACAGATGGTTTAGCTTTGAAAGTCTCGAATTCACTTTTCAAAGTACTTAACTCATTTATAAGATTTTTATTATTTTCTACAATAGTCTTAGTCATTTCTGCCAATCCTTCGACAGCTTTGGAGAATGACTCAAGCTTTGCATTTACAATTGACTCAACTTTATCTGCACTCATTGCCTCAGCAACTGGCATTGTAGTCTCTTCATTTATTTTGGCTATCACAGCAGATGCTACATCATAAGCAACTCCCATTTCAAGTCCTAATCTTTCAGCAATCACCTCAGTGATATCCTCTAATACTTGTGGTAACATTTCAGCTGAGATTGCTTGAAAGTCTGAGCTTGTTTCTTCAACAACAACTTCTCCAGCTCCTTCATTTTGTCTTTCATCAATAACCTCAGTTATGATACCTTCTGCATCAACAACAATAGATACACCAGCAAGTTCTCCACTCAATGAGTGAGTTCCTTCAGGAGCTGGTATTCTTTCGCCATCTGCAACAACAAAAACTGGCATTCCAACTTCAAGAGCATCATACTCAATAGTTGTAACACCATCAGTTAAAACTGCTGTATCAAATTTGTCAACTGACTTAGAGAATTGTGCTTTCATTTCAGCAATCAATTCCTTAATGGTAGTTAGTTCTTTATTCATATTCTATTATATTTTATTGTTCGAAAATTCCTAATTCTTTTAGTTTAGCCTCTGACCATCTCTTTGCAGCAAGACCTCCCCATAATAAATATGAGATTGTTCCACATGCTGAATTGTCATCTGGATTATAGTACTCCTCTGCTCTTGATAGATATGAATACATTCTTTTTATAACAGCAACTGAGACAGTCTGTCTATTAGCCAAAGTTGTTGCTCTTAATCTACCAACCCTTGTGGCACATTTATTTCCATACTTAGCATTTAATTCTATACCTCTCTTTGCATTGTTAGTTACAGCTTCAGGATAGTCATTGTAAAATGTTATGTATTCTTGTACTTTCTTAAGCTCTTGATAGATTGCTTTGAATTCATGTTCCCATCCTTTTCCAGTCTCAAGTAGTTGGAATACACCCTCAATTGAGAATCCTGTAAACATACCAGCTTTAGCAGCATCATATACATCTTTATTAGTAAGCTTATAAGATACTAACCATGATCCATCTTTCTCATCTTTAAACCTTTCAGGAGCTGTGAATC